AATTTCCGGTCAGGCAACCCCGTCAGCTTGTGGGCTTTTTAGTCTAGCGGTAACAGCATAGCAATTTCTACAGCTTTAGGAAATAGACAAATTACTAGTACAACTGCTCAAAGACTTAATGGATTGGTAGATGATATTGAAAGACTTTCCAAAGGCGAAAAGAAAGATGATTATAGATTTTATTTTGGTTTGATTTCTGATGAGCTTAAGCCCAATATCAGTGTTACAGATAGTGAAGCTACTGTCAAAATTAAATTAGCTAAATACAATAATGCTATGCGCGAATTCAATACTAAATTTAAAAAAGGTATTGATCCTGAAAAAGCTTATATTGATACTCGTAATGCTTATCAAAATTTCTCTGAGCTTGATGTATTAAAAACAATTCCAAATCCTGATCCGAAATATAAAAAAGCTCAAGATATATTTAGAGATAAAGATAGTGGCAAAATTACTGCCCAAGAAGCAAATGAACAATTGCGAAGACTTACAGCTAAACAAAGAAGAGATGCTTTACTTTCGAATAAAAAATAGAGGAATGATAGAATGCCATACTCTGATTATGATTTATCTGATAAATATTTCCAGATTATAAAAACACGAACTGAAAAGGAAGCTGAAGATGAGTATAATCGTTTAAAGCAAGAATATTTCGATAACGATAAACAACAACTTAGTCAAGCAAGAGAAGCATTTGTTAAATCAGAACAAGAAGCTTATACTCAAAATCAAACTCCTGTTAAAACAAATACGAACCTTTTAAAAGAAACTAGTGGAGTTCTTTATGGTGGTGCCATTAAAGATACTATTGATAACCTAGTTAATGATTCCCGTCATTTACAGGCTTGGGTTATGGATAATATCACAAAAAGAATCCTTCCTGAATCTTGGATGTCAGAATCAGATAAGGCATATGATGCATATATTCATTTACCTGACAAAGAAGCAAAACAATATAGTGTTTTACCTGATGTGGAAAACCAAACTACTGTCGGTAAAGGTGCAAGAGGTATTGCCAACTTTTTAGCAGCATTTTTGCCTGTTGAAAAAGCAATTCAAGGAGCAAGTATTGCTTCAAGAGGTGGAGAATTTGCAGAACAAATTATTAAAAATGCTCCTGAACTTCAGTCCTTATTACCAAAATTAAGCAAGACTGAAAAATTTTTAAATACTACTGCTGCTAGTGGTATTGCTACACAACTTACACAAGATCCTTATGGTGAACGACTTTCTGATTTAATGGAAGGAATACCAGTTATAGGTAAACCAATAGAAGAGTTTCTTGGAGCAAATCCAAATGATTCTGAAGCAGTAGCGCGCTTTAAAATGGCATTAGAAGATGCTGGCCTTGGAGCTTTAACTGATGGTGTTATAGGGCTTGCTAAAATTACCAAAGCACGTTTGTTCTTAAAAAAAAATGGTGGAGAAAAAGCATTAACTGCTTTTGATAATACTTTAAAAGAAAAACAGTCATTAATGGGATTGGATGAGAAAATTTCTAATATTGAAGATTCAATTGCAAAAGCTGATTCTGAAAAAAGTATAAAAACAGAATTAAAATATGATCCTACTGTTGCTGATGAACTAAATAAAGCAATAGATTCTGCTCATAAAGCTGCTTTAGAAGAAGCAGATAAAATCAGACCAGAAGAAACGGTTGACCTTTTAAGCTCCCAGAAGAAGCCAAGAATTATTCCTGAAGATTTAACAGGTAGATCTCCTGAAGAAATAGATGATATTAGAAATTATGCTCTTTCTAGAGGACAACAGGGAATTAATGAATGGCTTGATACGTTTACCTCAAAACAAAATTCAGTTGTTGAGGCAATTAATAGTGGTAATACAGAAGCAGTAGCTAAAAACCTTGAAGATTTGAATAAAATTGCATCAGAGAATAATATACCAAATCCAAAACTTAATATTGATTTACAATTCTTCTCTGAAAGTCTTGACAAATCATTACGAGAAGGAAATATTGATGCCACTACAAGTCAATTAACTGGCTTACGGCGATTGTTTTCTGACGAATCTGGGCAAATAACCGCAGAAGGTTTAAAAAATATTAATCCAATGATAGCTGGTACTGCCGGTGGAGGATTATCTGGCCTTATTGTTGATTATAATGGTGATGGTCAACGAGATATTGGTGATATTGGTCTTGGTATGCTTTATGGATTTACCGGAAGTATAGCAATTAAATATGGATTAGATGCTGCCACACATTCTAAACAAAAAGCTGCTGCTTTTAAAGCATTTAAAGAAGAAAAATTGGCTCAATTTGCTCAATATGAAGCTAAAATTCAAGATAGATTAGCTCATGGGAACCTTTCTGATGCCACAAGATTAGAACTTCAAAATAATCTTGATTTTTTATCAAATATTAAAACCCAGATAGATAAAGTTAAAAGTTACGAAACTTATATTAATCAAGTAAAAGACCCTAGAGCTAAAGCTAGACTTGCCAAAAAACTTGAACCCGTTATTAAAGTTAATGATTCAAGTGTTGATGACTTTATGAATAATCTCCAAACTGGGGAATTGCATAAATCTTTAGAAGTTAATTTTGATAATATTGATTCAGAAGAAGGAATTAAAGCTATAAATGAAGCAGTATATGAATCTTTTGGTAAGGAAATTGCTAAAGCTAAAGGTGGAGTACAAGGCTGGGATGTAACTAAAGATCTTGCTGCTGATATGGGAATTTCATCCGATGTAGTTAATCAAGCATTTAAAGGTGCTGAAGATTTACATGGCAAAGCTTTAGCTGCTCGAATTACTTTAATTGCTTCAAGAAATAAATTAACATCAATGATTAAAGAAGCTATAGAAAGCGGAACTCAAGATTCAGCTAAAACTATTTTAGCCATAAGAAAACAAGCAGCCTTACATGCTGGCTTACAAGCAGAAGTTTCGGGCATGAAATCTGAAATGGGTAGAGCTTTAAATTCTTTAAAAGTACTTTCAAATACTACTGAAGAGTTTGGTATAAAAGAAATGGATGCTTTATTGAATCAATTAGGTGGCAGAGAAAGTAATATTAAAGCTATGCAAAAGTTTCTTACACTTAATGAAACTCAACAAAACATTTTTGCAAGGACTATGGGTAAAAATCCAACACTAAATTTCTTTTTAGATTGGTATTATAGTGCTTTACTTTCAAATCCGGCAACATGGATAGTTAATGGTATTTCTGGAACTTTAACTACTTCACAAGCCATAGCAGAAACAGCTATAGCAGAACGTTGGGATCAAGTTGCAAGATTATTTAATCCTTCAAGAGAATCTGGTGCATATTTGGGTGAAGCGGGAATAATGGTTCAAGCCATAAGAGATTCTATTGGGGATGCTTTGAAATTAGCTGGCAAAAGTTTTAAAGAAGGAGAGTCTCAATTTGATTCTTTTACTAAATTGGAAGCAGATGAAGCAATAATTCCACAATGGGTTGAAAATTTACCGAATAGCGAAACTATTAAACAAGGTTTAGATTTTATTGGTAATGCTGCTCATACTGGAAGTAATATTCTTCAAAGTGCTGATGATTTTTGGAAAGTTATTAATCATAGAATGTCTTTATATCGTGAAGGTTATCGTTATGGAGTTGAAAGAGCAACAGCAGAAGGTCTTACTGGACAAGCATTTACTAATAGAGTTGGAGAATATATGAAAGAAGTAATCGATTCTCCTTCACCTGAAATTATGCAACGTGCTTTGGGATTCGCAAGAGAACAGACTTTTAATGCTCCATTAGATCCAGACAGACATATACTAACTGCCGCAGGAAAGAGTTTACAAGATTTTGTTAATAAATATCCTGGTACGAGATTTGTATTTCCGTTTCTACGAACTCCCACTAATATTGCTTCTTATGTTGCTGAGAGAACACCTATCTTAAATGCTTTCTCGCATAAGTTTTGGGAAACAATGACTCATGGTACTCAAGCTGAAAAAGATTTAATTAAATCTCAAATGGCTTTAACCTCAACATTCATTATTGGAGTTATTGGGTTAGCACAAGCGGGTTATATTACTGGAGGAGGTCCAAAAGATAAATCGGCTAAACAAGTTTCTGGTTGGCAACCTTATTCAATCAAAATTGGAGATAAATATTTCTCTTATAATAGGTTAGATCCAGTTGCAGGTATATTTGGTATGACTGCTGATGCTTTTGAAGCAATAAGTGGACTTAACGATGAAGCAGCATGGGATAAAATTGCTCAAGCCTTAATAATGTCTAGTTATAAAAATCTTATGAGTAAAACTTATTTTATGCAGGGTACTCAACTCATTGATGCTATTTCCAGTCAAGAGCCGGATAAATTAGAAAAGATTTTCAGTAATATTGGTGCAGGTTTTATTCCTACTGTTGTTGGAACCATTGAAAAGACTACAAATCCTACTTATAATGAAACATTTAATTTCCTTGATTCTATTAAAGCTAAAATTCCTGGATTATCGAATACATTACCGGCTAAAAGAGATATTTTTGGAGAACCAGTTAAAGCTAAAGGTTGGCAATGGGCGCATATAATTAATCCTTTTGCTTATTCAGAAGATTCAAATGAACCTGCGAGAGCAGAGTTAGGAAAACTTAAACATTTTAGTCCTCAAACAGTATTATCTCGCATGAAAACAATAGATGGAGTAGAATTAACCCCGGAACAATATGATCAATACATTCAATTAATGGGAACTCCTCTTAAAGAACATCTTAATGAATTGGTAAAATCAGAAGAATGGCAAGGAGCTACAGATGGTGATGAAGATTTCCCCGGTACGAAACAAGCATTAGTTAAAAGAGCTATTAGCCATTTTAAAATTCTAGCAAAAGCTAGATTGCTAGAAGATAATCCTGAGCTTAATAAAAAGGTTATGACGAGAAAAGAACAACGAATTCAAGCTATATTAGGAGATTAATAAACTTTAATGGCCTTCCCGAAGGAAGGCTTATTTTTTTACCCAAAGGGGAGTGACAGATATTGTATGCACAAAACAAATATATAATAACTCAACCACGAACTAATTTTGTGTTTGATTTTAAATATCAGGATGAGAGTGAAGTTAAGGTATATATCAATGGTGTTATTTTTACAGATTTTTCTTTTCTCGATACCAATACACTTCAGTTTGATATATCTCCTAATACTGGTTCAGTTGTGATTATACGAAGAGAAACTTCTTTAGATCATCCTGAAACTGATTTTGAAGCTGGTTCAACATTGAAACCAGAAGAATTAGATAAAGCTGTATTGCAACTATTTAATATCTCTCAAGAAATTCATGATCGTGAAGGAATTACTCTTGGTTTAGATGATAAATTTGATGCTCAAGGAAAACAAATTAAAAATTTGGCTGATCCAGTTGATCCTAATGATGCTGCTACTATGCGTTATGCTGATGGTGGAAATCTTGAAGTATGTCAAGAACAAGCAAATATTGCAACTCAAAAAGCAAATGAAGCTGCTAATTCTGCTGAACAAGCTGCTAATTCTGCAATTCAAGCCGGAACTGTTGTAGATTATGAAGGTGAAGATGAACCAACTATCACTAAGGCATTAATGAAATGGCATAAACCGTCAGAACATATGGTTAAAATACGAAATTTAACTAATGATGGATGGATTAATTTTATTGATAGTTCAACTTGTAAAATAGTCTCTGCTATTAATTCCGACTTAGCAAAAATGACTGGTTCTGTAGATTATATTGCAGAAGGATTAAAAATTAGTTATGGTACTGATTTACAATGTCAAATTAGTCCCGGCATAACAAATATAAATAAAACTTCTATAATATCAACTACTCCAACTACAGTAAATTTAAATCCTAGAAAATCATCTATGATTTATTGTCAAAATAATTCATCTACACCAACATTTGGAGCAATTGATGCAGTGTTGCCATCAGTTTATTATGCTGGTTCATATTCATATGCTTCTGGTGCATGGACTTTTAATACAACTGGTAATATTCAATCTCTTGTAGGTAATAACGATGCTATTTCTCACGGAACACTTACACAGGTTGAAGGTTGGATTGATTATGCTATGCAAGGAAATGGAGTTGATGGTTATTGGAGTTTCTCTAATACTATGGGCTGGCCGGGAGGAGGTAGTGATCATGAAATAAATCTCGTAATAACTGCAAAAGTTACTGGCACTAATCAAACATTAATTAATGGAGTATTATATATTAATACTTCTAATAATCTTTGTGTATATAATAGTAGTGGTACCGCTATAGATACAGGATATACTCTTGAAACAGGTAAAACATATTATATTGTTAAACAATATGAAGTACGTAGAGGTCAACATTATTTATTTGTAAATGGCGTTTTAGTATATAAAGCTACAGGATATCCTCAATATAGTTTTGGTTCAATTTTTGGAAGTGGCACACCAACAACAGGATTTTCTTCTTGTATTATTTATTATGTTGATTTATGGAATACTGTTCACAGTGCTAGTCAAATAGCTAAAATTAGTAATCAACTTTGTTTGCCATGTAATTATACTGATTTCGATTCTTCATATCCAATTAATCCCGTAGATTCTAATAGTCATGTTTGGAAATTTGATTCTGGTGGTTTATCTATAACTGACGAGTTTGATACTTTAAATGGAATAGGTACTGCAACATATAATTGCGCAAGTTTGTTAGGTTTAGGATCTGCAAAAAAATTTGATGGTGTAAATAGTTATGCTACATTTGGTTCTTATGCTTTTTCTAGTGATTTTACTTTTATTGCTGTAATTTATAATATGCAGACAATTGGAACTGCAAAAACCATATTGAGCAATAGAGATTCAGGAGGAACACAAGGAAATAATTTTTATATTGATGCTACGGGTAAACTTAATATAAACGGAACTGCCATTAGTAATTCAATAATACCAAATTATCAACCTGTTTTCATTGCAGATTCTTATAATGCTTCTAAGACAATGCATACAACTTATATTAATAGTATTATACCAGATGGAAAATTTTATTATACTTCAAAAACTAACTCAAATGTTTTATTATTTGCTAAAGATGCTAAAGATGGACAGTATTGGAATGGCATTTTTGAATATATAGCGATTATTCCACGAGCATTATCTCAATACGAAATTGCCTCTCAGTATTATAATGTCTTAATGAACTATGTTGATAAAAATATCGTTACTGATATTTTGCCAACAAATAGTATTTCTTTAGGATTTATTCAAACCGATTCAACTAAAGTTACCCAATATAATGATAGTGATTATAGTTATACAAGAAATGAAGGAATTACAAATGTTGAAGGAAATAAAAGAATATTTCTTGGTTGGAAATATTTTGGAGCAGTTGGAGTAAATTATTGGAAGAACCTTTTAGGTAGAGAAAATATTCATATTTCAGAAATGTGGTTTAAAAAAGATCTTATGGACATGAAACATTCAGTAATAAATATTGCAAATGTTTGTGTGCAAGATGTAAATACAGAAAAAATTAAAATTAATTTCGCGGCAACTAATCTTGTTGCGGCAACAGGTTCGTACACTGGTAATGCTGAAACTTCAGGTTGGGTTGGTATTTGGGCTGAAGTAATGTAATAAAAATAAATCAAAAAGAAGGACGTTATCCCATAAAGAAGATGATGCCTTCAAACGTCCTTCTTATCCACTTTCGCAGACAGGTCAATTATACCTGTCTTATTATTTTAAATTAAGGAACGGTGTAATTAATGTCCGAACATCAATGTATTCAAGAAGAGAGGCTTCGAAAATTAGAAAACAACCAAGTAGCAGGTCAAACAGAAGCAAAAGTTTATTTTGAGTTTATATCACGTGATATCGCAGAGATTAAAGAACAGTTAAAAAGTAGAAAACCAGAAGATAATCGTTTGTGGTCAAAAGTTGTTATAGAGACTTTGAAATTGTTAGGACAGGCTTTAACTATTATTGCTGCTATATTTGCAGCAATGAAATTAGCTGGATGATAAAGGTGGAATAAGATTTCATGGAAGATAGAGAACAAAATTTAATTGAAATTCAAGAATTGCTTATTAAGAAATTACTAGAGAGATTGAGCTCTGGTAAAGTAAGTGATCAAGATCTTCGACTGGCAAAAGACTTACTAAAAGATAATAATATTACAGCCGTGCCGAAGAAAGGTTCACCACTTAAGACACTAAAGAATGATTTAGAAATTTTTCAAACTGACAAAGTAGTTGATATAGGTAAATACAAAGCACAGTAACTCTCCTATTTTGGAGAGCTTTTTTATTTGAGGTGAAATATGTTTGAATGAAGAACAAGAATTACTTAATATTGTTCAATCGAGCTTCAGAGACTTTCTGAAGCTTTGTTTTTTAAGATATCTTAATTTACCTGAACCTACACCTCTACAATATGAAATAGCTGATTATATGCAGTATGGTGGAAATTTAAGTATTATTTTGTCTTATAGATCTGCTGCAAAATCAACTATTGCTCAGTGCTTTGTATGTTGGGTGGCTTTAAATAATTCAAATGCGAAGTTTTCGGTACTATCAGCTAATTTTGATAAAGCTAAAGAGTTTTGTTTTGCTGTTAAGAAGTTGATCTCTATGATGCCTATATTACAACACTTAGAACCACGTAGAGATAATGATGATCGTACCTCAGTGGTTTCATTTGACTTTGCCAGTAAAACTGTTTTAACTCAAGATCCGAGTGTTAGGTGTAAAGGTATCTTCTCTAACGTCACCGGAGGCAGGGCAGACTATATAATTTGTGACGATATCGAAGTTCCTGATAATTGTGATAGTGCTGAGAAGAGAGAAAGATTGATAGCTCGATGTGAGGAACTTCTACCACTTCGTGTTACTGAAAATTCGAAGGTTCTGTATTTAGGAACACCTCACTCAGAGGATTCTATCTACAATAAGCTCAAGCAATCTAATTTTAAACGTAGAATTTGGCCTTTAAGGTATCCTTATTTAAATAAATTAGACCATTATGACGGTGATTTAACTCCTTCAATTCAAGAAAAGGTTATAAATAACCCTGATCTACAATGGAAATCTGCTGATCCGAGAAGATATGATGATTTTGCAGTAGATAAAATTAGCTCTACTATGTCACCGGCAAAGTTTATGTTTCAATACATGCTCGATACAACTTTATCAGATGAAGAAAAACATCCTCTTAAGCTGAAGAATTTTATTATTGCTGATTTAGAAGATCCTGATCGTGGTCCTGCTTATATTTATTATTCTAGTGAGAAACAAGATCCTGATATTAAATTACTTCATGTAGCTTTACCGGGTGATAGAGCCTATTTACATGGGGAAAAGGGCAATGCTATTCCATATGAAGAACATAAAACTACTATGGTAATAGATCCTTCCGGTAGAGGAACAGATGAAACATCATATTCAATAATTAAATTTTTAAATTCTAAGCTATTTATTATGGATTGTGGTGGATATATAGAAGGTTCAACGCCAAAAACTATGATTGGATTGGCAGAATCAATTAAAAAATATAAGGTAAAGAAGGTCTATATTGAAGATAACTATAATGGACAAGCATTTGGCAATTTATTAAAGCAATATTTAAGAGATTATCCTTGTTCTATTGATTATTTCTGGAGTAGCACTAAGAAAGAAGAGAGGATTATCAATAAGCTAGAAGTAATGCTTCTGAATCATAAGTTGGTTATTGATAAGAAATTAGTATTGAAAGATATTGCTTTATGCCAGGATGATAAAACAAGGCCATATTCATTATTATATCAATTGACTCATATTGCAAGAGTATCTGGCTGTTTATTACATGATGATAGATTAGATTCGTTAGCTGAAAATGTAGGTTATTTTAGTGATAGTTTGATGAAATCTGAAGAACAGGCATTAATAGAGTATCAGCAAAGACTAAGAGATGAAGAAATTGATAGATTCTTAGCGAGAGCCGGAAGACAACGGAATCAATTGTGGAATCAGGATATGAGTGAGACTTGGTAATGTGGGACTATTAGGAAGAAGTAATAACAGCTTCTTCCTATATTTTTTATATTTTACTAGAGAAGAGTCCTAAAAGTGGCAGAAATTTTTGAAGACCTCTCTCACGTGACAAACGAGCCGCATTTCCCCCATAGTCATTTTATCAATGAATTTAGCAGTTTTTCTGATTAATCGCATTACATTAGATACTATATATGGGTAGCCAAATGACATGGCATTTTGATAAATTATACAGTTTAGCAGTTAAATATTACATATTTATTCATTATTAATATACATAAAATGTATACGTCTTGATATAAAAAATAAACTGCATTATAGCAGCAGTTTGATAATGGGTCAGATAATTAGTATTATGTAAACTAAAATTTATACAGATTATTTAGAAAGAGGAGTGAGGATAAAATATTAGTTAATATAGTTAATTATTAATATAATATTTAATCCTTTTCATTTTTGTTTTATCAATTTTTTTTAGAAAGGACACTCAACATGCGAACTAGCACAAAACAACTCTGGTTTATGTTAATTAATTGTGTCATTGATACACATATTATATGTCTTGCCTTATTTTATTCAGTAGAAAAAAATAATGTAGCTATTTGGATTTCAGCAGCGGCAGTTATTACAGCATTATGGGCTTTTACTACAATTATGTTTTCTTCAAACAACAAAAGAAAAACAGCCGAAAACTTAGCTAGTACAGCCAAGGAGAAACAATAATGTCAATCCAAATAATTGAATCATATATACCAAAAGGTCATCCTAATCGTCCAGGTACAAAATTAAAAGGACTTAAAGCACGTATATGGCATGGTACAGCTAACCTTAATCATGCTGCCACTGATACTATGAATGTTAAATACGCAGGTAGAGCATATAAAAAAATAAATGGTAAATTTTATGAATCAAATGGTAAAACTCCATTTGCCTTTGGCATAGCACATGCTTATATTGATGTAGATAGTGTAACACTTGCTATTCCACTAGATGAAGTTGCTTATTCGTGCGGAGATCGACAGTTGCCTTATGATAATGGTTATAAGGGTCAAACTAAATTAGCTTATGATGTTTTTAATAATCAACCAAATAGCCAAACATGGTCAATAGAATTATGCATGAATGATATGTCCAAGTGGGATTTAGTTTGTGATAATGCTATTGAATTTGTAAAAGAATATACGCCCGGATTGGACAAGTTAGATTTAAGGCATTGGGATTTAACTGGAAAACTCTGCCCTTCCCCATTTATCGATTTGACCATTAAAGAAATAGATCCGAGATGGTTGGCTTTTCAGGATAAGATAAGAAAAAGTTTACAACAAAAGCAGGAAAAGACCATCATGGTATAGAAGTAAAGTACAAACTTTACTCACTTTATCTCTATACCAGTAAAACGTATTGAAAAATATCCTATTTAAAGTATAATTAAAGTAGAAATGAATAAGAATATTAGGACATAATACCTATATATTTTTATAAATAATTATGGTATAATTACTTTTGAAAGATTGTCGCAAGCCGATAAGCGACGAATAAAATGTCGGTTTGAAAGATTGTCGCAAGCCGATAAGCGACGAATAAAATGTCGGTTTGAAACCCTTTACGGGTTTCTTTTATTGTGAGGTTCCATGGATATTATTGAGGGTGGATTTTACATAGTTGATGAGCAATTTTATGTTGATTTTCCTGATCCTAACTTAAAAAAGAATGATGAGGAGAATCGGCCTCATTACTATTGTTTTAAAGAAGACAATAATATCATATGGATGATTCCATTAAGTTTTCGAGTTGAAAAATGTAAAAAGGAAATTGAAAGAAGACAAAAAGAAGGCAAGCCATGTGATTATTATCACATTTTAGAAATTGCAGGTCGTGAAAGTGCCTTTATAATTGGAGATATCTTTCCAGTTACTAATGAGTACATTAAACGAGCATATACGATATCTGGCATACCGGCTAAATTGCTTGACAAACATCAAATATCACAGATTAATACAAAAGCAAAAAAAATTTTAGTTCTCATAAGACGAAATATTAAATTACATAAATTTCAGCCAGATGTATTAAAGATTGAACAGATTTTATTAAGTCAATCTGAAGCTGCAAGTATAAAAAATGAATAAGAGCCTCACGGCTCTTTTTATTTTGCCATTAAAGGAGTGAACTAAGTGTGCTACAAAAAATATTTAATTATATTGGTCTTATTGCTATCATTGCTGTTTTCATTCTCTTATATTGTTTATGGAATGACCGATCAGGATCGGATAGAATCTCTGAACTTAATCAACAATATCGAGAACAGATTAAATCAGCGAACATTAGAATTGGAGAACTTGAAACAGGTAAACAAGCTGACCAACGAACAATTGACAATTTTACGGCAAATCAACGAAAATCAGAAGCAACAATTAAGCGACTTACAGAACTCGTTGGACAATCGAGAAATTCAATTGGAGCAATTGAAACAGGAGATCAACAAGATAGAACAGACCTGCAACGATTACGACAAATTATTGAAAAAGATGGAGCGGGAAAATAAGATATTGAAAATTACCGCAATTGGAGAGGGAATCGTTATTTTAATATTGTTGTTTTAATACCTTAATTAATGGACGCATTTGTCCATCATATGCCTAAAAGTAAAAGCCAGGGTTTTATTTCTCTGGCTTTTGTGTTCTATAAACTCTGAAACTATTAAATCATTTTTTGCTAAAATGACGTCATTATCAGTTTTGCCTTCAATTAATTTGACATTAAATAAATGATCTCCATTTAATTCTATTAATAACCGAATATCCTCAAACGCTTTAACATGGTGAGGATAAAACTCTCTTAAACGTTTGTTGAAAGTAGACTCCCAAATTCTTAAAGATTTAAATTCGTTAATATGTTCAAGTAGTTCGTTTCCATCATAATAACAATTTAATTCTTCATTACATTTCTTGATATTATAATCAAAATTTATTTTGATACATAAGTATTTGTCGGTATATTCAAATCTCACATTTTCGGCAAATAAATCATTCACATAATGATTATCACCATAAATAAACTCATAATCTAGTTCGCGTTGTTTTTTGACACTGAGTTCCATAATTACCACCTTAAATCTATTATAATTTTGTATATTTCTAGAAAGATTTCCATAAATCCTTCCCATAATAGTTTAGCCAGAGGAATTAATCATCTATCGAGCTTTCTATTTTTTACACTTTTTAAAAAGTACTAAAGACTATTGCGTCTCAAACAATTTCTCAATGACAACTGGATTAATCTCTCCGACTCTTTCAACTCGAATAATCAAATGTTTATCTTCAAGATGCTTGGACTCCAAATAAGCGTCAAAGTTCATTTCTTTAAGCATCTTATAAGAATATATAGTCGCCCATTCCCGACAGATATAACCAACTTCTTGTCCATTCTGGGTCAAAACTTGAATAGCATAAAGATCATACTTATTATCAGGTTCTCTACGAAGTATCAATTTATCACCGATGGAAAGTAAATTGATTGTTTTAATCCTATTATTAAATGTAATTCCGACAACCGGCATTTTTTCAACGCTATGACTAATGACGGTTTGTTGTTCCCAATGAGGAATTATGCTTGAATATTTTTCTTGCAACATGTAATATATATCATTATCAATTAATTCTATTCGTTCATTGGGATATTTTTCATAAAACGACCTAACCTTTTCTAGACTTTTTTGGTTCCAAAAACCTTTCACTTCAAACCAGTAGTAAGAATTATCTTTTTTAAAAACCTTAAAATCGGGATGATAATAAGTTGTTCCAGATTTAACTTCTACTGCAAAACAATTTGTGGCTAATTCATATTCCCAATCAATATTTAAATAGTTGAGCAACCTTGCAATATTGGCCTCCCAGGAAGACTTAAATCCTTTATTCAGGTCTGGACGTAACCCACCATTGCCCCAACCTTTCTCAACGGAATTTAATAGATATCCATGAATCAAATGAATACAACCAGCATTTTCGTCATTTGTATAGAAGTATAAACCCGTTTGGAATCCACTTTCTCCAATTATATGAAATGCTTCACCAAAAGTCTCTTCATACCATATTTTCTTAGTAATTGGTTCATAGATAACATAAAAATCTACTTCATTACCCTGATATTTTTTATGATAATATTGAAATTTAACATTCTTATGATTGAAAATTTGGTTTATTAATTCAGTATTTTTGGGATTAGATGGCATAATGAATTGTCTTGATGAAACTTCAAGTAATAAAAGTTCTGTAATATCAAAAACATCAGGAAATTCATTTAAACACATTCCCAAATGTTGCCAAGCATTTTTAGGATCATTAAAGAAACTATAATATTGTCGGACAAGCCAAAAAAGAACTCTGCATAATTTTTCTTCTGATATTTTCCCAGTAGTTACAAGCTGCTGAAATTTTTTATTTAATCTGGAACCATAATCAGATTTAAGAAAAAAATCAACTTCATTTTTTTCAAGCCCATCAAAGTAATCTTTTTTCATTTCCATAATTCCTTTATTTACAGATTCTTCTTCTTAGCTTCTTTTTCAAGAATAGCCCTATATATAATTCTATACGCTTCCGGTTTTGCCCTTTCGCATTCTTCTGGAGTGTCGGTATTAAGTATAGTGATTTTAATTTCTTCTGGTTTTACACAGGGTCTTCTAGTTCTTTTCATTAGTGTCCTCCGGTTATATTCTTAAGTTATTTCATATATCTTCCTTCGTCATCCCAAAGGTAAACCATTTGAAATTCAATAAAATTTATTAATCGTCCTGCCTGTTTATAAACCATGATGCGGTCTATAAATTTGAACAATGCACTTTTCTGTTGTTGAATCGTGAGAGAATCCCAATTATTTAATAAGTCAGGAATTTTTTTTACTTCCTCTTCCATATGAATTCTATCTTTTTCTGTCTTTTTAATATATGATTTTAATTTAGCTAACTTCTCATTAATACAATCCTGTTCTTGTTGAATTTGATTTTTTAATCTATTAAAAGTACCAACATCAATTTGCCGATTATAATAATCATTAGTTACTTTTTCCATTTGTTCTTTATTTTCATTAAGTTCGAGTTCTATTGGTTCAATATTACAACGTAGATTAGTTAGTTTAATATCAAAATTATCATTAAAAATTGCTAATCTATAATTATAATTTTCTTCAATTAGAAATTCTTCTTTTAAATATTTTAATACCGTATTATTCAATATGTCTTTACTTATAGCTCCACTATCACAAAAGGATTTACCATTTTTCTTTTTCCCCATACATTCATAATAACCATTTTTATTTTCCATTCAATACTCCTCCGGTAGTAAGATTATGGTGGCCGATCTATCAGCTTCTGTAATTACCCGGATTTTAGTTCCATCCCGCAACGTATATGCCGACAAGATCCTCAATCCATGATTTATTGCGAAATCATTTTCAAATTCATCTTCTTTACTTAAATCTCCATAATCACCATGAATATGAAGATTTATGAATTCTATTGGATTTTGATTGTTTCTATTTAAAGCTTCTACAGCTCCGGGAGTGGCAACAAGCTTCCCAATTTCAAATAATGGTTTCATGATTTTCAATTTCTTCTGATTTATTATAATCATGTTTTGCCAACCATTTTTCTAACTCACCATCTCTAACTATGTTTTGTATTGCATATTCTGCCAATAATTTATAACCTTCTAATACACTTTCCTTATTGTTAAGGTATTCTTTAATGACGGTAAAACTATAAATATATTTAGATGACATTTAAATAACTCCTCATCTCATTATTTATCTAATAATATCTACTTTATAAATAAAAAAGCCGCCCCACAAATGGGCGGCGATATAATTATTTTTAAAAATAATTTGAATATGATTTTCATATTAATAACAATTCAATATGCTTAATTTATTTCCTTCTTTTCGTTTAATTGTTTTTTATATATTTCCCAACCAATAAGAAACACTTTTAAAGCTAGATAAGAATCAGATCTATCAAGCCTTTGAGCTTCATTGTGAAATTCATTATATTGCTCACTCAATAAATTTATTGTAACAGATTTCTTTTTTTGTTTATTTATAGGCATGTTGACCTCCGAAAAAGTACAAACCTTACAAAAAGTATTTGAAATTTTAAAGGTATTATGTTACAATTTTTTCTAGGAGGTGATACATGAATTTATAAGCTTTACCTGCAATTTAATATCAAGTCCATAAAAGAGTTAGGACTCGATTTTTCCATTGCTCCCCAGCTCAGGTCATTATCGAGTCCACGTTTTAAAGGGTTTTGTAAACCCTCTGGTTTAAGTCTGCCTTTTTTCAACGACAATTTGATAATAACATAGGCAATAAATACTGTCAATACTTTTATTAAAAAATGTACTTTATTTACCTTGCTAAAAATTTGATTAATAAAGGAGATAATAAAAATGATTAAAATTGAAAATCTCGACTTTTGGGAAAGACCTGAATACATAAAAGGAATCAGTAATCTGGATAAAGAGCTTTTTCAACAGGACGGATTCTATTTTTTAACCCATACTGCACATAGATCTGGGCTAGAACATGATGAATTTTATTTTGAGGATGAAGAATACGGACAAGCCTTAGATAATTTGGAAAGTAAAGTTGACGAGGCTTTTTTTGAGTTATTGGATATTTGCTACAAGATTGGTGAGTTCGATAGTCGTATGATTGTTTTACCGGTAATTTAAAGAAAGGAGATTAATCAAATGGCCTGGGAATTATACACGCCCAAAAAGGAAACCAACGATGATACTGGGAAAAAGAAATAAGACTAAAAGCCTCCTGAATGGGAGGCTTTTGATCGTAGAATACTGATTAAACGCACGAATTAAGAAACTTAATATATTTATATCCAAATAGAGTGCTACATAAAACTTCAGCACAATCATTTTTCTCAATTGGATTTTTCGGTTTTCCATAATGAGCAATTTGATTTCTGAGATCTCGTAATCTATTCAGATTTCCACGAATAGAATCAGATAATGGTGGTAGGTTATAGATTTTTAAAATAAGCGGTAAAATAATATTAAGTTGATCATTATATGTTGCTGCATTTCTTAAGAATTCATTCGCTTTATCTTTACCAACTATTTTAGATAATTCATTTGTTATAAACAGCGATAATGAATTTTCTACTGCTACATTTGCAGGAACTATAGATTTTTCATATTCGCTTAATGTATAAAATTCAAATGCATCAGTTAAATTTCTAAATGCATGATCATCAAAAGAATAATCAATCCAAATGACAGAAACATTTATATTACCTTTTTTAATCGGATTAACAATAGGCATGGGGTAAAAAGTTATCGCATTTTCATCATAAATCTTAATTCTCTGGGAATGAAGCTGTAATTCTAATGGTAATATTTCACATTCAGGGGTATAATTAACTTGTAAAATTCTTGAATTTTCTGGAATTCCATATGTTTTAAGAATAATTCTATTAATTTTATCACCTTGAATTTCATATTTAAAAGCAGTATTTTTCGCGCCCAAACATAAAAGTGAATCACAAAACATAAAATTATCATTAATCGTTTTAAGTAATATTTTATATAAATCTATTTCATTATTACAATGACATTTGAAATTATTATTTTTAAAATAGTGAATATAGTCATCATCTTTAATATAAATGGGATTTCCGCACTTATAACAGATAGTATTTAAGGGATGAGATGTTTCATATCCATTTTTCTCAACTTTTTTTATCATTTTTTACCTCATATTTAATTGAGTCAATTGCAAATATATCATTTAATTTACATTGATTATACTTAATTTATTTTAATTGTTCCCATATCTTTAATCATTTTTTCTATCTCATTGCATCCTTGTTCTATGGACTGTAATACATATAATGATTTTAATCCCAATACAGTATTTATTCTTTCTCCGCAATGAGGGCAATATAATAATTTTTCAAAATCAACAAAGTATTTAAGAGTTGTATTAAAACGTTGATTACACTTTAGACATCCCATATCAACAGGTTTATTACCTACTAGGTCAATAAATAGAGACATAAAATCACCTCCTAATATTATTTTATGTTTTCTTTATATTCCAGGTATATCCTGCAAAGGATAACCAAACTATCTCCTCACCCACGCAACAATGAATTCTTTGATGATATTATTGGAGATAATTGGATTGAATTTAAAAAATCTATTGAAACATCAGGCGTTATTGAACCAATTGTAATTACTCAAGATTATACTATTGTCTCAGGACATCAAAGGGTTAGAGCTTGTAAAGAATTGAATATTACTGAAGTACCATGTGAAGTTAAAATTTATGATTCAGAACAACAAATTATTAAAGATCTATTAGAAACTAATTTAAGACAGAGAGGTATTGGTAATACAAATGCTATTAAATTGGGTAGATGTATTGTAGAGTTGGAGAAGATTTATGGAATCTATAAGGGCAATCATCAAAAAGAGAATCTGAATAATTCGGTTTCACAAAATGAATTAGCCGAACAATTAAAAATGTCTCAAGATCAGTTAGGTAATTACAAAAAACTCCTTACTCTTATCCCAGAACTACAATCATTAATTGAAACTAATCAACTCTCTCCTACTGTTGGTTATAAAGTATTATCTAAATTATCTCAACAAGATCAACAAAAATTGATTGCTGAATTTGGTAAAGACTATATATCTCAATTAACTCAAAAGAAAGCTGAAGAATTAATTCAAAATAGAGAAAATGCTACAATAAATAATCTTAGAGCTGAAGTGTTAAGTAGGCAAGAGAATATTAATAACCAATTAGGACGTAGAAATGTTACTGAGATCCAAAAAAGTTATTTAAGAGGATTGCAGTATGAAAGAGAAAAGAAAAAAAGTGAAGATAATTTAAAACGTGGACAAGATTCTCCGATCCGTCAAAATGACGCTTCGGGAACAACAGCTAAAAAACTTGCAGAACAACATCAAGTATCTCCTAGAACAATTGAACGGGATGCTAAATTTTCTAATGCATTAAACGATCTCTCAGACATTGCTGGTGAAGATATCAAAGGTAAAATTCTCAACCAAGAAATTAAATTAACTAAAGAGCGTATGGATTAATTAATCCACCAGTTGTAACGCCAGAATATGAGTTAATTGCTGGTGAACGTAGACTTAAAGCTTGTAAGTATTTAAATATGACTGGAGTAATAGTAAATGTAATAACTGTTAAAGATGCCGAACAAGCCTTACGTATTGAAATTGCAGAAAATGAGAACAGAAAAGAATTTTCTTTTAGTGAGCGAATGGATTATGCTAAAAGACTTGAGGTGATTGAAAGAGAAAAGGCTAAAGAACGTCAATTAAGTACATTAAATAATCAAAACATCGATATGCAAAACATTGCAGAACGAGAAGGAACAACTAGAGATATTGTTGCAGAATCTACAGGATTTGGCTCTGGTGAACAATATCGTAAAGCCAAATTTATTTCAGAAAATGCAGATGAAGAAATAATTAAATCATTAGACGAAGGTAAACTTAGCATCAACAAAGCTTATCAAACTCTTAAACAACAAAAACCATGTCGTTTTGACACGGATAAAAATTATTAATTTGTAATAAAAGTAAACTAATAGTTTACCTGAATTTGCGCTATTTTATCAAACTTAAAATAAGGCGTGAAATATAGACTTATAAAATTATAAAAATTATCTGAATTTTTTGTTGCAATCAAACTCATGATATTATTCAATTTGTTTTTCTGCAACAAAATATGATATAATTAAAGATACATTATCTATTGATATTGTCTATAAAACCTCATAATAAATTTATCACAGAAGAACGCAATATGTCAATAGAAAGTTGAAAAAAAATTTTGGTCAATAATCAATCTATAGAAACTGTAGGGGAGGTGTTTATTATCAGCTAAATTAACCAAAAGTCTTAAATACAATTGAATAGTAACCAACTTCATTACAAATGATAATTAACATTAAGTGGCGCAACAAGCCATAAGCCTATCAGATAGATAGGATCTTAGAGACTATTTTTAAATTTAATTAGGAGAAGAATAAGTTGGAACAAATTATAAATTATAGTGAGAATATTGGTATCAATTCAGTTAGTGAATTGCAATCTTTTAATTTCCAAAATAATGAAGTTAGAACAATTATGATTGATGATAACCCTTGGTTTATTGCGCGTGATGTATGTATGATTTTAGGATTAGCAAATACTCCACAGGCAGTTTCTAAATTAGAAGAAGATGAAAAGCTGATATATAAATTATATATATCAGGTCAAAACCGTGATGTTAACTTAATTAACGAGTATGGATTATATTCATTAACAATGACTTCAAATAAACAAGAAGCAAAAGAATTTAAACATTGGGTTACACACGAAATTCTGCCCACTATTCGTAAGACTGGTGGATATGTTGCAAATGAAGATTTATTTATAAATACATATTTGCCGTTCGCTGATGATAATACCAAAGCAATGTTTAAAGGTGTCTTAGAAGTTGTTAAAAGTCAAAATAAAATGATTGAAGAATCAAAACCAAAAGTATTATTGGCAGATAGTATTGCTGCTTCTGGAGATTCAATTCTCATTGGCGATTTAGCAAAGTTGCTTAAACAAAATGGTATTAATATTGGAAGAGATCGTCTTTTTGAATGGCTAAGAAACAACGATTATTTAGGATCATTTGGCAATAACTATAACAAGCCTTCGCAACGTGCTATGGAATTAGGTTTGTTCGAATTAAAAGAACATGCAATTACAACCCAATATGGTACTACAAAGTTGAATTTTACAACAATGGTTACTGGCAAAGGTCAAAAATACTTTATTAATAAGTTTTTGGCGAAGAATCAATTGAATTAAGTTTGAAGTTTATTGAAATAGCAGTTGCAACACAATAAGATACAGGTCTCTCCTGGACTGTATCTTCCAGTTTTTTAAAAATATGATCGTACTTCTATAAGAAATTGAAATAAAGCAAATAAGTAAGGGTTGCACCTTGAAAAATAAATATTCGAAATGGAGAAATAACATATTGATGGAAATACTGAATTTGTCTGAAGGTTTGACTGTAAAAAATTATAAAGAAATGTGTGGACTATTAGGGGAAAATATTAAAGAAGGTAACAGCAAAAAAAGCCAGGAAAAAGAATGGAGAAGGTATTTTGATTTTGATAAGGATAAACAAAAGTATGTCATAACTAAAATCTATAATGAACCATTAGAAAAAAACGATTTAAGATTAATTGGTAATTCAATTTGGGCAGAATATTGTGAATTAATATTATTAAAGTTTTTATCAAAACAAGATAATTATATGGTTGAATTACCGGCAAAATATTTCTTTAGGCTATTCGGAATGATTAATGATAATTATTTCCATATAGATAAAGATGAATTAATAAAACTAGACCAAGAATTGACTAATTTTCAAATTAATCATTTTTACCAAAGAACATATCAGAAATTTATTGAAATATTATACAGTAGTTTAAGAAATTTACGAAATAGGCGGTTAATTTACTATGAAGAAATAACAAAGATTATTATTAAAGAGATAATTGATGATAAAGAAAAAGCTGAAATTTATGATGCTAGTGATGAAGAAAAGAAGAAGATTACTAACGTTGAAAAAGAAGTTCTGAATCAAATGGGATTTAAAAACATATCACAAGTTTATCTGAGATTTAAAAAAGATGAATTTCATAATAAAGTAAATATAATATTATATGATAGATATGGAATTGATAGTACTTATAAGGTTCTAAAAATTATTTTTACCAAAAGTGATGTATTAGATGGTTTACAAGAAACTGAAATTAATGTAGAAAGAATGAGAATGAATGAAAAAGTTGTGGATACTATTAATGAACAAGCAGAAATTAAATATAAGAATAATCAAAAAAAATTAGATGAATACTGTAATAATAAATTAAATATGGGCTTTTGGGGAACATATTGTTACCGCTGATCTAAAAAGCCCAAAAGCTGACGGGGTTGCCTGACCGGGA